ATGGAGTTCTGCGTCCGGTACAAGAGTGTTTACACCTACCCGATCTGTTCCAGAATCTACAAATAAAGTATCTCCGTCAACTGTCAAGTCAGCGGAAATACTTGTATTACCCGTTACCACTAAAATATTTGAACCAAATTCGTCTACAAAGAGGTTTGAACCCACATCTAAACTGTGTATGGGACTCGTGTTTATAATACCAACATTGGATTCCGTAAAAATTTGACCGTACACATGGACATTCATATCTTGACCAACGGGAGTAATCGTATGACCACCCGCATTTGAATTTGTATACGCAATTACAAATTCATTTGAAACTTCTCTAAATCCTACTGCAACATTCGCATCCGGATTTGGTCGGGTCATTATAAAACCAAGATCAAGTGACGCATCCCCAACTACATTATTCTTACCAATTTCTATGATGGCATCACTTATAACAGTGTTATTTGAGTGTAGAGCTGTAACAAGACCTTTAAAATTTATATCTCCATCAACCACCAAATTATTTCGGATATACGTACTTCCCAAAACAGTTAATGTATTTGAAGCAGTTGTATTTACAAACATTTTTGAACCCACGGACATCGTGTCGGTGGGTAAACTATTGGAGATACCAACAATTCCTGACGTTACAAAACTTGTGGGTTCGGCAGTGGTCGTCACACCAAGGGCATCTGTGTACGAATCAAAACGCATAGTGTAAGGGGTTGTATTTCCATTTTTAGTCGCACCAGCGAGGTTAAAATTTAAAATTTCACTAGCAATAGCGTTTGAATCTGTAATCTCTTTAGTATCTCTGTTATATGCCAAAACCACAACATTTGAGCGTACACCTTCTTGTTGAACCGCATCTAGACGAATAGGTGTCATGTATACCGATCCAGGTATACTCGCATCAATTTCGGCCTCACTCGCATTGAACACAACCGTGTTTTCTGCCTGGTCGTTGGTACAATTTTTTCCGAACCTAATTCTAGTCGACCGTTCGACCGTCGGCAAGTTCTTGACCATTTAATATAGAATGGCATTTTAATTTGCGTAAAGTAAGGCAGCGAGGCCATTTTGAACCCTAAGTATGTTATAGCTTACGGCATATATAGGGTCTAGGATGTTCATAGACTCGCTCATGAGTTTAACTGTATTTAGACGACTGAAATTTAGGGTTCCTGTGGGCTGAAGGGAACATGTAGAAATACAGAAGGGATACAAGAAGAAATCTGGGGAGTTGGCGTGGTTCGTGTGATAATAGTGGCTTACATCAATGAAATGGGGTTTAGCCCAACGATAGTTTTCCAAATCTACACCATTAACATTCAACTTGATTTTGTTTATGGGTGATGTGAGAGCGCTATTATTTGCAGTGTTAGAAGATGCCAAATATTTAACTGGATGATTGAACGTCAGTTCTTGAATTTTCGTTCCGGATGGGATGCTTTTTTGTAGTTGGGTGATGAGGATGTTATGAGTACGAGAAGCAATATTTCCACGCTCTTCAGTGTCAAGATAGTAATAATTGGCATAGCATTCTATATTGTAGTTCGCAGCTTGGGATGCCCAATTAATCCTAATTTCCACGTTATGGTAGTTTAATGCAACGATCGGGATAGCTAGACTAGGACTTTCACAATGGAAAAATCTGAGAGGGTAAAAATAAGATCGAGCAGCTATACCTGGGTGGGTACCCATAGTACTCTTCGATACATTTGTGGCAAAAGTATCCGGGGCAATGTTTTCTGTGAATACGGAGTCATGTTTATCAACAACGGAACCCCCAATTAAGAGCTCGACGCTTTCGATAATATTATCCCACCTATCGGAATCGAGGGCGGTTGTATTATTATCTATAGTGAAATATACATGACCTAAAAGATCACCAGATCGTTCAAATTGAACACTGGATAACGAGTTGTTTCTCACCGCTCCGTGGATTGTTTGCTTTTCGACGGATTGTGAGAAATTAGCATGCCTTTTGAAAGTTGAATTGAAAAACGACACTTGGGGATCACCTACGATCCATTCATCCTGAGCGCCTGCTGCCATCAATTGAACAATACCTGGGGACATGGTATACTATAGTAAAAGGAGAAAATTACAGATTGGTTTTTCTACACACGAAACGAATTATTAAAAAATTGTCCTTAGCAGGACTTGATGGTACAATTGGGGTACCATCTTGATTACGAATATTAACGGTGAAACGGTCAATACTGCGAATTGGGTTCACATATTGAGTCACTAATGAATAGTTATCTTTGTAAAGAAATGTCGCGGTACCTTCACCAACAATACTAGCGAAAGAATTGCGAACAACACTTTTAGACGCTTGACCATTTGGTTCGTTAGAAGCACGCTCAGTGAAAATACTGTCAAGCTCCTCGATGGAAAGGTAACAGTGTTTAGTCGCCGTGGTGGTGTTAATTCTAGCAGCTAACAATTTAGCCTGTACAACATTTTTCAGGGGTTGTTGAAGATGACAAGTGAAAGTATTGGCAGTAGTCTGTCCAATTGAATCAATAGTCACGGTGTGGTATTCGTGTTGAAGATCTGGAATCAACTGAGTAGGAGTTGTAATCAGCGCCATATATTATTAGCTTAGATTAAAGATCCACCAATTCCATCTGTGATTTCATAACCACCAGCTTGCGCGGAGACCAACTTCTGGGCACCACAAACACCTCCTGGAGTTAAACCCTTGGCGTAAGGGCCACCTTTCTTACCAGAACCAGCGGTACACTCGAGTTCGACTGGGAGATCGAAGACGGAACCATCATTGGAAGTTTTGGTGGTAATGGGTGTATACTTACTGCTTGTACTGGACTTAAGAGCCCCGAGAGCAGAGATGACCAAGAGAAGAATAACAATCATGGTGAGAGCATTGCGGCTGACACGATTGAGAGAGGAGAACATTTATAATGAACCAATATTTTTTTAAACTGCGTTAAAGGTAATTTTTTTAGTTTCTACATAGAGAGTAGATGGACGAAGAGATCGTAATCGATCGAGGAAATACCAGTGTTATGAAATTGGATGCAGATGAGCAGGCCATCATGGATGAGATTGAGATTTCCGCCCCCCGCCCTCAGCGTGTACCTAGACCAACTAGACCCAATTACAATGCACCCCCAATGGCACAGCAACAGGAAAGTATGGATGCCTTTGTGAACCCCAACAAACAGACTAACCAGAATGCTTCGGCTCCAGATGAAGAAATTGACTATGGTGATGGTGATGAAGATGCCAATTTTTTTGACGATGCTGATGATTATGGAAATCAGGGTTCAGGGCAGGAGGATGAAAAACCTACGAAGGGGTACGGTTCAATTGACGAGGAGAAGGCTGATCTTATCAACAAGTTGGGACGCCTTGAGAAGAAGGGTTTCACTGTAAACAAGAGACTGAACGCTTACTCAAATGTTGATGAACTTAGATCTGAGGTGAAGCGTATTACCTACAGTATTGATGTTGAGCAGTCTATTCGGTTCTCTCGACGAATGTTGGTGGCCTGTGTAACAGGTTTAGAGTTTCTCAACAAGAGATACAACCCCTTCGAGATTCAGCTAGAGGGGTGGTCTGAAAGTATCATGGAGAATGTTGACGACTATGATGGAGTCTTTGAAGAGTTGTATGTTAAGTACCGGTCCAAGATTTCGGTTGCTCCAGAGATCAAGCTGATTATGATGCTTGGTGGTTCGGCTATGATGTTCCATCTTACCAATAGTATGTTTAAATCGGTGATGCCCAATATGAATGACGTCATCAAGCAGAATCCAGACCTAGTCAAGAATATGATGAGCGCTGTTCAGAATACAACTCGTCAAACTGATGGTCCCGCAACGGAGGCTCCTGTTGGTGGAACTGGTGACTACCAGATGCAGGGACCTGGTATAGACATCTCCAGTCTAATGGGTGGTATCATGATGCCCCCGGCACCTCCTATGAACACCACTGCCATTTCGGCGACTGATAAGCAGATGGAAGATGACGATGATATTTCTGACATCATCTCCATCTCGGGTGACTCCACGGGTGGTGAGGTCAAGGAAGTCAATGTGGCGACAACCAAGACGAGGCGTACCAGGGGAAGGAAGGCAAAAAAGGAAATTAATCTCTAAACATATATAAATGATAGCTTACTATCCTTTGGAGGAATTGGATCCTCCAAAGCCACAACAGAAGTCTGTTGGTAAGCCTGAAAAGACTCAGGTTGGCTTAGAAGAAAGTGAATTGAATTACATCGTGATAGCTTTCATTGCCGGAGTTATCGCCTTAGCTATATCCGACGCCATCAGGGCGTAATTGTTTCGTTTACCGCGGGGTTATCCCTCGTAGTAAATTTAATA